CTTCTAATGCATCAAAAGATATGCATTTTTATTATATAAAAAGAATACAAGATGTAGGTGATTATACAAATGCAACTGATGTTCCATTTAGATTTGTGCCTTGTATGGTATCAGGATTAGCGTATTATCTATCTATGAAATATCAACCAAATTTAGTTCAACAAACAAAATTAGTTTACGAGGATGAGTTTGCAAGAGCATTAGCAGAAGATGGTTCTGCATCTAGCACACACATTACTCCTAAAGCTTATTACCCGGGAGCATAATGGCAAAATACGCAACAGGAAAATACGCAAGAGCAATATCAGATAGATCTGGTATGGAGTTTCCATATAAAGAAATGGTTAGAGAATGGAATGGTGCGTTCGTACATGTATCAGAGTTTGAACCAAAGCAACCACAATTAGAACCAAAACCAATGAATGGTGATTCTATATCTTTAAGACACGTTAGACCAGATAGAATAGAGCCTGCAGTTGCAGCCATGTTAGGAAATAATCCTTTTTCTACAACAGCTTCATCTGGAACAGTCACAGTTACGGAAATAAACCATGGAAGAACAAACGGGAGCACTGTAAGATTTAGAAACGTACAAGGGAGTCCAGGAGGAGTGCCTTTTTCTACCTATGAAAATTCTTCAGGATTTAGTATAACAGTTACAACAACAGATAAATATACTTTTAATTTAGGCACAAATGCAAGTATAACAGAAGATAAAGGAGGCCCAACTGTGTCCGCAGGACCAGTTACAATAACACCATGATTAAAAAAATAAAAAATTTTATTTGTAAATTAATTGGTATTAAACAATGTGCATGTCCAGAAGATATGGATGAGCATGCAGAATTATATTTAAAAGAAAAAGAGTCTGATGTTCCAGTATATGAGAATGAACAAGCTGTTAAAAAAGAACATTGTGATAGTCATTTAAGATTTAGAAAAAGCTGTAAAGCTTGTCAGGAGATAGTAGCATAATGGCAGGATTAAGTTATTCAGGTTTAGTTACACAAATTAGAAACTACACAGAGGTAGATTCAAATGTTTTATCTGCAGATCAATTAGAAAATATTATTTTAAATGCTCAATATAGAATTATGAGAGATGTACCTATTGATGCTGATAGAAAAGAACAATTAGCTAATTTTGTTGCTGGACAAGAAACTATAAATGCACCTGCAGGATGTTTATTTATCAGAGCCATACAAGTTTATGATACTGCAGGATCTGAAACAACAGGAGCTAACAGATATTTAGAAAAAAAAGATATAACTTACTTACAAGAGTATCAAGATGTAACCGGAACCTCCGCTGCTCAAGGTCAACCTAAATACTACGCTATGTTTGGTGGAGCCACTGGAGATGGTGCTACTAACTCTGGTCGTATAATTGTTGCCCCAGTGCCTAATACCACGTACAGATATAAAGTTCATTTTAATAAAATGCCAGATACTTTAGCTTCAGATAATACAACTAATTATATTAGTCTTAACTTTCCAAATGGACTGCTATATTGCTGTTTGTCAGAGACATATGGGTTTTTAAAAGGTCCGATAGATATGTTGACTTTATATGAAAATAAATATAAAGAAGAAGTACAGAAGTTTGCTAATGAGCAAGTTGGTAGAAGACGAAGAGATGATTATACTGATGGCACTGTTAGAATACCAGTAAACTCAGCAAACCCGTAGGAGATTAAATTATGGCAATAACATCTGCAATATGTACAAGTTTTAAAGTAGAACTTTTAAAAGGAGTTCATGATTTTACTGCAACAACTGGTGATACTTTTAAAATAGCTTTATACACTAGCTCTGCAACTTTAGGGGCTGGAACAACAGCTTTTACAACTACAAATGAAATAACAAACTCATCTGGAACTGCATATACATCTGGAGGAGCTACACTTACAAGCGTAACTCCAACTAGTTCTGGAACAACTGCACTTTGTGATTTTTCAGATGTAAGTTTTACATCTGCTAGTTTTACTGCAAACGGTGCTTTAATTTATAATGATGATGAATCTGACAAAGCTGTTTGTGCAATAGCTTTTGGTGCAGATAAAACTGTCACTAGTGGTACTTTTACGATTCAATTTCCAACAGCAGACGCAACAAACGCGATCATAAGACTAGCATAAGGAGGCCTTCCTTATGGCATCAACCTGGGGCACAAATACTTGGGGCGCCAATACGTGGCAGTCTGATGAAGTAACTGTTGCTATAACTTCTCCTGGAACAATATCAGCATTAGGAACACCACAATCATTTAACGTTGAAGGTTGGGGTCGACAACAATGGAGTAACTCAGGATGGGGAGTTGAGTATTCTGTAGAACCATCTGGTGTATCTATAACTTCTTCACAAGGGACAGCAGAAGGCGCACCAACAACAATAGTAGAATTAACAGGGTTAAGTTCTAATGTTGATGCAACTTTTCCAACTGTTGATAATATAACACCAGTAACTTTAACAGGTTTTGGAATTACATCTTCTTTAGGAAGTGTAGTTTCATCAAATGAAGAGGGTTGGGGTAGAGCAGAGTGGAATAATGGTGCATGGGGTGTGCAATATTCTGTTGAGCTAACAGGGTTAGAAATAACTTCTGCTATTGGAACTGTTGATGCACAAGAGATAGAAACAGTATTACCAACTGGTTTTGCCGTGACAGCATCTGTAGGAGAAATATTGCCAGCAGATGTAATCGGAGTAACAGGTCAATCAATAACTTCTGCTATAGGTGATCTTTCTAATTCTGGAACTCTTGTTGGTTGGGGTAGAAATGGTTGGGGAGAAGAACCTTGGGATGCTTCTGTAAATTCACTTGTTCAAATAACAGGTGTTCAAGCAGAGGCAAGTGTTGGTTCTATTACACCAGCAGATGTTATGGGATTAACAGGAGTTTCCGCAACAGGAAATGTTGGATCTATTACACCAGCAGATGTTATGGGATTAACTGGTGTTGAATCTACTCTTAATGTTGGAACGTTATCTATTCTTGAAGGAATTACTTTAAGCGGTCAGTCATCAACAGCCAGCGTTGGTTCTGTTACGGTAGCTGATCAAGCGGTTGGTTTAACAGGACAGTCAGCAACTGTAAGTGTAAATGATCCTACAATAACATCAAATCCAGTTATAGTACCAACTGGACTTTCTTCAACTGTTTCAGTGGGCACTATAACACCAGCTGATGTCATAGGATTAACCGGAGTATCTGCAACTAGTTCTATAGGATCATTAACACCGGCAGATGTGATGGGATTAACCGGAGTATCTGCAACAACTAGATTAGGTTTAATAACTACAATACCAATTTATGGAGATGTTGACACCGGGTCAAATTCATCTTATAGTGACGTATCAACAGGATCAAATAACAGTTATTCTGATGTAAACACAGGATCAAATACTTCGTATTCTGATCCATCTACAGGGTCAGATGAAAGTTATTCTGATGTTGCAACTGGATCAAATACAAGTTATAGTGACGCTGCATAGGAGATAAAATTATGGCATCAACATTTACACCTTTAGGTGTTGAACTTCAAGCAACTGGTGAAAACGCCGGTACATGGGGAACAAAGACTAATACAAATTTACAGATCATAGAACAAATATCTGGTGGGTTTACACAACAAGCATTAACAAGTGGTGGAACAGTAAATCTTTCAGTTTCTGATGGATCAACTGGTGCAGTTTTATCTCACAGAATGATTGAATTTACTGGATCATTAAGTGATAACGCAGTTGTTACAATACCTTTAGATGTTCAAACATTTTATTTTTTAAGAAATTCTAGTTCTGGTGCGTACACAGTACAATTTAAATATGTAACTGGATCTGGAGACAGTTTTACTTTTTCAACAACTGATAAAGGTGATCAATTAGTATTTGCATCAGCTAATGATAGCACTAATCCTGATATTATTACTTTAGCTTTTGGAGATGGTGATGTCACAACAACTGGAACACAGACTTTAACAAATAAAACATTAACATCACCTAAAATAGGCACATCAATTTTAGACACAAATGGCAATGAATTATTTAAGTTGACCGCTACAAGTTCAGCTGTTAATGAGTTAACATTTGCTAACGCAGCCACTGGAAATGCACCTGCTTTTACAGCATCCGGGGGAGATACTAATGTAGACATTAATTTAGTGCCAAAAGGAAGTGGTGTAGTTCAACAAAATGGTGCAACATTAGCAACGATGGGAAAAGCTATTGCAATGGCATTAGTTTTCGGTTAAAAGGAAGAATAGGAGTTAAAATATGGCAGCACCAAATCTAGTAAATGTCGCAACGATTACAGCTAAATCTGTTCAAGCGGCTTTAACTACAACTTTAACAACTGAGATTCTTGCAAACGCAGGTTCGTCAGGTAAAGTTTTTAAAATTAATAACATCATTATAGCTAATATTGATGGTACAAACGCAGCTGATGCATCTGTATTTATAACAAAGTCAGGTGGATCACCAATTGCAATCGCTTCAACTATTTCAGTTCCAGCTGATGCAACGTTAGTTGTGATAAATAAAGATACAGCCTTATATTTAGAAGAAGGCGATAACATAGAAGCAGGAGCAGGTGCAGCTAGTGATTTGACTATCACTATTAACTACGAAGAATTAAGTTAATAAGGAGTAATAAAACATGGCTCACTTTGCAGAAATAAGATCAGACGATAATAAAGTATTAAGAGTTGTAGTTATTAATAATGAAGACGTTGCTAATAATGGTGGTGAGTATAGTTCTGAATCTGAAACTTGGGTTGCTAATAACATACCAAATGATTTAACTTTAGAATTAGATCCTTATCCTGAAACATATTGGAAGCAAACTTCTTATAACACTCGTGACGGTAATTACCACACACAAGATGAAAACGGATTTTTCGTTTTATCTGATGATCAAACTAAAGCAAAAAGATTTAGATATGCTATACAATCTGGTACTTACGATTCTGCAGAAGATATTTTTATAGATCCAAAACCATTTCCATCTTGGACATTTAATAATACTACTAAAGCATGGGATCCACCAACACCTATGCCAAATGAAGTAGATGACAATGGCTTAATAATAATATATGATTGGAATGAAGAAACTCAAACTTGGGAGGTACGATAATGTCAAATGGTGGAATAATAGGACCAGCAAACGATCCAGTTAACGAGACAGTAAGTGCACCAGGGAGTGTAACAACTTTTAACAGTTCAGGAACTTTCACACCTTTTTCAGCACCTGCAACAGCAGGTAATTTTAGAACAGCAAATGTTTTAGTGGTCGCTGGTGGAAGAGGTGGAGGGGCCAATATTAATTCTGGTGGAGGAGCAGGTTTTGTTCAATTTAACCCAGCTCACTCTATACCTGCCTCTACAGCTCCAATAACAATTGGTAGCGGTGGCGGTAATAATGGAAATGGAGGAGCATCTACTGCTGGTTTTTCTTCTCCTGTTGCGGCACCTACAGGTACATTTCCTCCTCGTGATGGAAATGGAAATGGAACTTTTTCTGCTGGAGGAGCAACAACCCCTACAGGAACAAGAAATGGTGGCGCAGGATCAGGTGGTGACGGCGGAGGACCAGGATCTGCGGGAGCAGGTGGTATTGGTACAGAACATCCGGGCGTTTCTTCTCCATTAAATGCTGGAGGTGGTGGCGGGGGAGCTTACCCTGGTCAACCTGCAGGTCCAGGAACAAATGGCGGAGGATCAGGTAATGCCTCACTAGGAGGTGCCGGAAGTGCAGCATCAGTTAATACTGGAGCTGGTGGAGGCGGAGGCGGAGGAAATAACGGCTCCGGAGGCTCTGGAGGCTCAGGTTTTGTTAAAATTAAAGAATTAGACATAAGTGTTCAAACTGCTTCAGGAGTATGGCAATTAAATGAACAATTTGATTCTAAAAAAGCAGGAACTTGGCCATCTTAATATTTTGTGTCCTTTAAGGTAGTTAAAAATTTTCTTAAACAAGATGAGGCAAATTATATAGAAAGCACGATGCTTTCATTTAATTTTCCATGGTTTTATTCTAACTCTGTAAATACTCCAGAGGATAATAATAAATTTTTTTTCTCACATTCTATAATTCATGAAGGCAATATAAATTCAAACTTTTATGATAGTATTGCGTTACCAATATTAAACACACTAAAACCAGATAAAATAAATAGAATTAAATGTAATCTATTTGTAAAACAAAATGAACAGATTAAAGTTGGCATGCATACAGATATGGAGGAAGAACATATGGTTTGCTTATATTATGTTAATACAAACAATGGGTTTACTTTATTTGAAAACGGTGATAAAGTTCCCTCTATAAAGAATACAGCGTTAATATTTAATGGTAAATTAAAACATGCTGCTGTGTTACAGACAGATGAAAAAGTTAGACTTAATATAAACATTAATTATTTATGAAAATAATACAACCGTTTCAATATTTAATTGCAATTACTGCTATTAATAATATTGATACAAGTAGTTTAAATAAATTTGCAAAAAAAATATTTAACGAAGAACCCTCCGTTGTTGGAAATAATTCAGGAGGATATCAAAGTTCTAATTTATTAGAAAGAAAAGAAATAAAAGATTTATCCGAAAAAATACAAACTGCCATACGTCCTTACACAGGTTATTTTACTTTTAAAAACAGTTTAAAACTGTGTAATATTTGGTTAAATGTAAATGATATAAAAGATTCAAATGTTTTACACGATAGTCCTTTTTGTAAACTATCTGGAGTATTTTATAGTAACGCTCCTAAAAACTGTGGAGATTTAATTTTTTCAAACCCTGCTGAAATACAACATTTTATTAATAGTAGTGAAGTTAATAAATACAATTCTTACAATTGTTCTAAATATAAAATAACCCCTGAAGATAATATGTTAGTTATCTTTCCGTCTTTTTTAAAACGTGAAGTTGCTATTAATACATCTAATAGTAAAAGAATATCTTTTTCATTTAGTTTAATGTAATGAATATACTTTCTATATATACTTCTCATGATGGATGCATGACGTATATAAAAGATAATAAAATTATATTTCACACACAATTAGATAGATATAATCGTTTTAAATATTACTCTTTTCCAGTTAAGCAAACAATAAAAGAATTAGAAAAATTATCAATAGATAAGATATTATTTTCTTCTTCTAGAAATAATTCAATGGGAATATGGGAAGATTTAATAACTAACAGTAAAAAATTAAGGAATATAGATAAGCATTTTTATAATTCTAAACATCATCATTTGTTTCATGCATACTGTGCACTAACATGGGATAAAAATATAGAGAATATAATTGTATGTGATGGAACAGGAGCACCTGTTACAGGATCGCTTGAAGCAGAAAGAGAAAGTCAGTATATTTTTAAAGACGATAAATTAAAACATATAACAACTGAATTTAATCAAATAGGTTTAGATTATGAAACTTTTACGACACTAACTTTTGGACATCCTATGGCTTGTGGTAAAACGATGGCGTTTAGTTTACATGATAAAGGTTCTAAAAAAACACAAGAAGACTATGAAAAAAGCATGACCGATTTAATTACAAAATGGGGTGTAAAAGATAATTTGTTATTTACTGGAGGCTGTGCACAAAATATTTTATATAACTCTAAGTTAATATCTAAATTTAAAAATATATTTTGCGATCCTTTTAATGGAGATTTTGGTTTAAGTTTAGGAGCGGCAAATTATTTTCTAGAAAATAAGATAAGAAACGATACTGTTTATTTAGGCATACCTCAAGATTTAGATATTTCAATTTTTTGTAACTATAATATTTTAGATACAGATACGGAAGAAGTCGCTAAAATTTTATTAGAAGATCCTGTTGCTATATTTCAATCTAGAAGTGAACAAGGTCAAAGAGGATTAGGTAATAGATCTTTATTAATTAGTCCTTTGCATAAAGACGCTACAGAAAAACTTAACGAAATAAAAAAAAGAGAGTGGTTTAGACCTTTTGCATGTTCTATTCTAAAAGAAAAAACTAAAGAATGGTTTGATATGACACTAGATGAATCGCCGCACATGATGTACGTATTTGATTTAAAAAAAGAAAAAGAAGGTATTTTAAAAACAGGTCTTGCTATAGATAATAAATCAAGAATTCAAACTGTAGACAAAAATAGAAATTTAAATTATTATAATTTAATTAAATCTTTTGAAAAATTAACTCAGGTCCCTATTTTAATAAATACAAGTTTAAATTTACCTGAAGAAGTTTTAGTAGAAACAATGAACGATTTAAAAGAATTATTTAAAACAAGCAAATTAAAATATATTTATTTCCCTGAAATAAATAAATTAATTAAAAAATGAATTTAAAATATTATTATTGGTGTTTTCCAAAAGCTCTTTCAAGTAAGATATGTGATGATATAGTTGAACATGGAAATAAGAAAAAAATTGAAAAAGGTATAACTGGTGGAACAGATGGAAAAGATTTAACTGAACAACAAAAACAATATTCAAAAGAAATTAGGGATTCAGATATAGTTTGGTTAGATGATAAATGGATCTATAGACACATACAACCTTTTGTTAGAACAGCAAATCAAGCAGCTGGTTGGAATTTTGAATGGGATTGGTCTGAACCAATGCAATTTACAAAATATCATAATGGACAGTATTATGATTGGCATATGGATAGTTTAGATGCGCCCTATAATCAACCAGATAGACCTAATTTTAATGGAAAAATTAGAAAAGTTTCAGTAACAGTTCAGTTAACTGATTCAGATAAATACGAAGGTGGAGAGTTAGAATTTCAACCTAGACTAAAACAAGATAATGCTTTAGAAACACATATAGAAGAACAATCATTAGCTAAAGGAACTATAATTGTTTTTCCTTCACATATTTACCATAGAGTAAGACCGGTTACAAAAGGAACAAGATATTCATTGGTAATGTGGAACCTTGGATATCCGTTTAAATAATTTATGTATAAAAAACAAAAATACGTAGTAATTAAAAATGCAATTTCAAAAGAAAAAGCAGATTATTTATTTAAGTATTTTAAATTAAAACGACAGGTGGCAAAAACAATGTTAAAAGATAATTGGATGTCTCCTTATTCAACAGAGTGGGGCTGTTGGAATGATCCTCAAATAAAAAACACTTATGTTATCTATGGAGATGTTGCATTCGATCTTTTATTACAAGAATTAAAACCAATCATATCAAAAGAAACTGATTTAAATTTAGTTGAACAATATAGCTTTGCGAGATTATACAAAAAAGGAGATGAGTTAATACGACATAAAGATAGATTTAGTTGTGAAATTACAATTACTTTAAACCTTGGTGGAGACTCGTGGCCAATATTTATTGAAACAGATCCTACTAAAGGTAAATCAAATTTTGATGGGTATAAATCTGATTTTACTAAAGGAACTCAAATAGATTTAGAACCAGGTGATTTAGTTGTTTATGATGGAATTAATTTAGAACACTGGAGAGAGCCTTTTGAAGGAGAGGTATGTGGTCAAGTGTTTTTACATTACAATACAATGGAATCATCTATTAAACATGATAATAAATTTGATGCCCGACCACATTTGGGCTTACCTGAAGATTTTTGTTCTAAACGTCTTTACTCATATGACGATAAAAAAAAAGTAATTTCTCTTTTAGAAGGGTGATTTTTTAAAGTGTACAAAGACTAAAAAGCTTATATAAGGGTATATTATGCTACAAAAAATAGGTTTTCAGCCAGGTATAAATAAACAAATAACATCCACAGGAGCCGAAGGCCAATGGGTTGATTGTGATAATGTAAGATTTAGATATGGAACACCTGAAAAAATGGGTGGCTGGAATCAATTAGGTAACATAAATCAAAACGAATTAACAGGTGCAGGTAGAGGACTTCATCATTTTGTTAGTTCAACATCTATTAAATTTTCAATTATAGGAACTAATAGAATATTGTACGCATTTTCTGGAGGTGTATTTTATGACATTCATCCTATTGAAACAACGACAACTTTAACTAGTGCTTTTACAACATCCAATGGGTCACCTACTGTAACACTAACTTTTTCTAGTGCACATAACATGGCACCTGGAGATATTATGTTATTAGATAATTTTACCACCATAACTAATTCTAATTTTGGTGCGTCTGATTTTGATGATAAAAAATTTATGGTAGTTACAACACCAACAAACACAACTCTTACAATTACAATGCCATCAAATGAGTCAGGATCTGGTGCAACTACATCTGGTGGAATTAGAGTTCAGAAATATTATACAGTTGGACCAGCAGTGCAAGCAAAAGGTTTTGGTTGGTCACTAGGATCTTGGGGTGGTGAAGATACATCAGCTGTAACAACAACTTTAAATGGTGCATTATTAAATGACACTGCAGGAACAGGTGGATCAGGAACCTCCATAACTTTAACAGATGCCTCACAGTTTCCAAGTTCAGGAACTAATTTTATACAAATTGGCACTGAAGAAATATCTTACACAGGTGTTTCTGGAAATAATTTAACAGGTATTACTAGAGCAGTAAGAAACTCTACAAGAGCTGCACACTCTGATGGAGCTACAGTAACTAACTCAACAGATTATGTAGCATGGGGTGAGGCCGCATCTGGTGACTTGGTATTAGAACCTGGTATGTGGTCACTTGATAACTTTGGTGATAAAGCAATTTGTTTAATTCATGATGGACCTTGTTTTGAATGGGACTCTTCTTTATCAAATGCAACATCAACAAGAGCAACAATTATATCTGGTGCACCAACTGCATCAAGACACATGGTTGTTTCTACACCAGATCGTCACTTGGTTTTTTACGGAACAGAAACAACTATTGGTTCACCAGGCACACAAGACGATATGTTTATTAGATTTTCTGATCAGGAAGATATAAATACTTACACGCCAACAGCAACCAATACAGCTGGTACACAGAGACTGGCTGATGGATCACAGATCAGAGGAGCGATTAGAGGTCGTGATGCAATTTATGTTTGGACTGATACAGCGTTGTTTACTCAACGTTTTGTTGGTCAACCATTTACTTTTGCTTTTGCACAAGTTGGAACTAACTGTGGACTTGCAGGACAAAACGCATGTGTAGAAGTTGATGGTGCTGCGTACTGGATGTCAGAAAATGGTTTTTTTAGATATGCAGGTAAGCTAGAATCATTACCATGTTTAGTAGAAGATTTTGTTTATGACAATGTAAATTTAGATTCTGGTAATCAAATGATATCTGCAGGTTTAAATAATTTGTTTGGTGAAGTTATTTGGTTCTACCCAACAACAGGATCGTCAGTAGTAAATAGAATGGTTGCATATAATTATTTTGATTCATCACCACAAAGACCAGTATGGACAGTTGGAAGTTTAGCTAGAACAATGTGGAGAGATTCTGCTGTATTTGGTTTACCTCATGCATTATCTTATGATGCAGCTAATGATAGTTCTTTTGATGTTATAGGAAATACTGAAGGAAGAACAGCATACTATGAACATGAAACAGGAACCGATGAAAATAGAAATGGAACTATTACTGCAATTGCTGCAAGTATTACATCTGGAGATTTTGATATTACAGCTCAAAGAACTGCACAAGGACAACAGACTGGTGTTGCAACATTTAGAGGAGATGGTGAATTCTTAATGAAAATAAGAAGATTTATACCTGATTTCATAGCTCAAACTGGAACAACAAGAATAACTTTAGAATTAAGAAATTTTCCAAATGATACAGCAGCAAGCTCATCATTAGGTCCATTTGATATAACATCCTCTACACAGAAAGTAGATACACGTGCAAGAGCTAGAGCCATTGCATTAAAAGTAGAAAACACATCAACTAGTCAAAACTGGAAGTTAGGAACTTTTAGATTAGATACACAACCAGATGGGCGTAGATAATGGCAAAGATAGTACAAGTATTAACAAGAGCAAGTAGAGAGTATGATTTAGAAACAGCTGAATCACAAGTAAGAGATCTTGATGCAATTGTAGAAAAATTAAATACAACGTTTCAAGAAGAATTAAAAGATGAGGTAGAAGCATTTAACTTCTTTTTACAATAATGGCTAATAGTTTTATAAATAAAAAAGTAGATTTAACGACAACAGATTTAACTACACTGTATACGGTGCCTAGTTTTAAAACAGCTGTTGTAAAATCTATTTTAGTTTCTAATGATGCAGGATCTGGTTGCAATATAGATGTTACTTTAGTAGATGCTAGTAGTAATATATTTAGTTTATTTAAAACAAAAACTATAGCAACGATTACTACAACAGAACTTTTAACTCAACCTCTTGTAATGGAAGAGAGTGAGATACTAAAGGTACAAGCTTCTGACGCGAACGAGCTGCACGTCATAGCTTCAATACTAGAAATACAGCCGCGAGAGGTAACAACATAATGAAGGAAATATATCCAGATAAGATAATAGAAAAGATTAAAAATAAGAAAACAGGCGAAGAATATAAGGACGATGCTGAATGGAAAGCAAAAGGAGTGCCAGTAGAAGACATTCAAAAAGATGTTACGGTGGTGATGCCTAGCCTTGATTTATTCGGAGAAACAAAATAAGATAGAACGATGGCCATAACAAACGCACAACAATTCAAACAACTTGTAAATCCACCAAAAGATGGTAAACGACCAGGCTATCGTGGCGTTGGAGAATATGGTGGAATGGGAGGAGGAACTGGTAGTGGATTAGATGAAGGACCAGGTAGTAATACTAATGGTAAAAGTGACGGACAAGATAATAGAGATAGATACATGGGCGCAATGGGTAAAACTAGACCAGGTAGAAACCCAATGGCACAGTTTGGAGCTGAAAATAAACCTCCAGCACCAGCGTATGATGAGTTTCCAGAAGAAAAAAGTAAAAGAAATTTTAATTTTATGAGACAAGCTCGTAAAAAAGCTAATCCTTTTGGATTTTTTACAGAAATTCCAGGAATAACTGGAGGACTTTTTAGAGCATTAACACCAAATCCTTTTGGTTTTACACCTACAGGACCACAAACTGTTACTGGAGGAGAAGGAACTGGACCTGTTCCATATTGGGCACAATTGGGTTTTAGTAGTGAGGCAGAGTATCTAGCAGCTTTAGCTAGAGGACAAGCACCAAGCACCACGGAACAAGAACCAGAAGAACCTTTTCAATTAGCAAGAAGATTTAGAGCAGAGGGTGGTATTATGAACAGTGACGTTGTAGGTGGTGAGTTTGATTTTGAATCTGCAAGACAGATGTATGGTCTAGGTAAACTTGTTAAAAAAGTTACAAAATCAGTTAAAAAAATTGCAAAATCAGATTTAGGAAAAGCAGCTTTAACTGCTGCCGCAATATATTATGGGGGTGGTGGTAATTTATTTGGATTTCAAAGAGCTGGTTTATCTACCCCAGGATTTTCTTTTACTAATTTACCAGGAGCAGGATTTTTTAAAGGTAAGTCTCCTTTAAATACTAGTTTATTATCAAATTTACCAAGCACAGCTGTAGATAGATTAGCTACACAAGCAGCAAAAACAGCAATGGGAACATCATCAACAGGTGGTGGTTTAGGTATAGGAACATTAATAGCTGGAACTTCATTATTAGCAGGACTACTAACACCAGAACAGGAAGAGGAAGCACAAGAATTATCAAGAGGTGAAGGTATAGATATAGAGGCAGCTAGAAAATCTATCTTAGCAGCAGGTACACAAGATGATTTTAGAGCGAGAAGATTTAGAGCTGAGGGTGGTTCTATGAAAGAACCTGTAGCTAAAAAGACCATGCCATTATTAGATATGGATGGTAAAGAAATGGATTTAAGAGAAGAAGGTGGTTTTGTTCCTATTGGACGTATGGAAAAAGCCGATGATGTACCTGCAAGATTATCAAAAAATGAGTTTGTATTTACAGCTGATGCTGTTAGAAATGCCGGTGACGGAGATGTGGACAAAGGCGCAGAAGTTATGTATAACATGATGAAGAACCTCGAATCCGGAGGTGACGTATCGGAAGAATCGCAAGGATTAGAAGGCGCACGTAAAATGTTTCAAACATCACAAAGATTAGAGGAAGTATTATAATGGCTGTA